TAATCAAACGGATGGGATATGGTTATCGAGACACCGATTACTTCTTCTTAAAGATAAAAGCGGCTTTCCCCGGAAAGCCGCGATGAACCTTTTTTTTTACACGTCTTTTTTATTCTTTTCAGGCGGCGGTTTGCACACCTTCGGCTTTATCAGCCTTCTTTTCCTGCTGCATCTTGAACAGGAAGTATACGTTAACGCAGGCGATGAACGCGTTCGTGGCAACCACTGGCCATGCGTTAATCATCAAACCGTACACAACAAACAGTGCACAGCCGATAAAGTTCAGAACGCGGAGTTTCACGATGTCTTTCATTGTTAGCGAAATCGCTACGCCGATTGATGCCGCATAACCCATGATTTCAACCATGTTCATGTCCATTTTTTGACCCTCTTTAAATTTTGCCGAACAGTGTCAGTGTCGGTACCAATCTTCTCGTCGTGAGATAAGTGAGGATGCTCCATGCCTCGAATGGTTCGGTTGTTTTATCTGTGGTCACTATAACAACAGGGTTATTGTGATAAAACCCTCAAAAACGAGTTCGGTGAAGGTTAGCGATTACGCAAACGTTTAATGTTAATCACACTTTTGTCATTACCTAATTCTGTTGGTGCAAATAGTAGGCATTGGGGTAGGGAGATGAGGACGATCGAAAAAACACAGGCTGCTATCGATACCCGCGAGCAACAGCACCCGGTCACGGATGAGGTCTACGTAAACGTTTGAAGTGGAACATGCCGAAAGGGATTTGCCAGGTGATTTCAGACAACCCGACCTACGAGTCATTCGAAATCAACCACAAGAACGGGCGCAACTTTAAGATTATCGGCAAAGCCATCGCGCCAGTGTTTAAGAAGATTTTTTGATGGGGTGGGGTTGGTTTGAACGTTTTTATGGATTATTTGCCCCAAACCCACTGTTTCTTTCTTAAAGCGGAACTTTTTGGCGTAAGGAAAAAAGGGAAAAACTCATACATATAAGGTATTTCATTTTCCTTACCCTGCAACGCATATAGTCCGTGTAACTCGTGACATTGGTGGCGCAACAATTCATAAAATGGGCGCAGTATTTCAATAACCGACCAGACCACATGAGGATTAGCTTTTTCTGTGGCAGACATCAAATAGTAAAAGTCGAGCATTGTTATCCACTCACCATCTACATTTTTCTGCCAATTGCTAGCCATGCCTGAGCGATCAATAACTTGAATTGCATTATTTTGTAGCTTTGTACGTACATCGCTACGTAAGCTCCAAATATGGTCATCAATTACAGAAAGCCAAAGACTTATAGGGTCATCATTTTTATTGTGATTAGTTAATACATCAAGGTTGTAGTATCGAGAACCTTTCGCAAACTCTGTAAGAGTAGAAACTATTTTTGCTTGTTTATTATTGAGACTTAATTCTTGTCGTAACCCATATGATTGAGGTAGTACCGAACATTTTTCAAACAGCTCTCTTATATTATGACCAAAAGCTTTCAACTCTTTGTTTGTTGGATTTTTGAGATGACTTTTGAGTTGGTGATCAAGGATAAGTACTATTTTCATCAAACGCTCAAAGCCTGTTGCAAGCTCGAACAAACCCGAATAAAACAAACCTCGATGAATCTCATCAATATTCGCGTTTCTCAATGAGTTTAAACCACCCAAAAGACTGGACATTGTCAAATGCCCTTCTTGGGTAAGTAATTTATAATTTCGACTAAACATTTTCTGTAATCTGCCAGAAGCCTAACGCCGCATTAAGGTATAAGCAACGCTACCACGAACAGCCGTTAACGCAAAAACCGACGATGGCACCAAAAATGCCAAGCGTCGGGAATCACATCTAAAATGTCTTGTTATAACTTGCTGATAAGCTCTATCTTTGATGTGTCAATTTTAAGCTGAGAAAGTTTTTGAAGAAATTGAGTTATATTACTTTTAGCGGAACCTTCGTTAGCGACTCTTAAACGTTCAACACCACTAAAAGCATCTCCAAATGTTGCTGTATATGGTGCCTTAATCAATTCGTCGAAGATTATTTTGTTCGTACTTTTTTCAACCAGAACGTACCTAACTGTAGAAGTAACTTCCATATCCAAACCAAATGTAGGTTGTTCGACTTCCATTAAGGTTGCAGAAAGATCATAAGTTGCTTGGTTGTCTCGGGACAATAGATATTGGGATTGTAATGAGCTCTTCAACGCAGCTTCAAATTCTTTGTTACCTACTTCTGACGTCCACATTGGGTTTGTTTCCTCACCTCCGCCCACTTGATTTAACTCGATAGCGCTATTTAGGTTCTCATCGAAAGTTATGTTTACAGACTCATCAACTTTCATATTTTCTACTTGGGCGGGAGAGGCACAACCAAACATCAGCGCAGCAGTGAGAGTTATACCTGAAATTTTTAATAGATTCATCATTAACACCTTGATTTTATTGAAAATAGTAATCTATATACACTGAGGGTTTAATTCCACAACTTAGATCTCAAATATTTATAAAATCAAATGCTCTTGACGATATATCAGTGAAATTTATAAAAGTAGCTTTTAAAAAGAATCTATCTGTACCAGTCCAAATGAAAATTGAGACGGAGTCTACCTAATACACCATACCAAACTGGCCACATACGCTTTAGTAGTTTCATGGTTCACAGCTGACAAATGAAACACATCCACAGTATCAAACGAGTAAATCTTTTGATGTGATCGGTATGGGCGTTATCGCCGCAATTACGCATCAATGTGCATTTCATTTGGTTGAGCGGATTATGAGCATCAAGAAAGAGGGAAAAAGTGGTTAGTCGACCTGTGGCTGAGAGGCTGAAAGGGAAGCGTTGTACCGCCAGTTTGAGAACCAAGATTAAATGCTGTGAAATCTGGGGGGGGGGATAGATGTGGCGATAAAGAAAAACCCGCCATTGGGCGGGCTGGTGTGTTTATTAAGTTATTGATTTATATTGCTTATATAAATTCGATGACCACATTTTGTCCTCGGGTGTGGTTCTAATAGCTCCAGCCTAAATTCCCGACATCCAGATTCAGATCGGTTCCTTTGTCGCTCTTTGCCTTGTCCACGGTCACCGGTTTGTCTGACTTAATCGTCAGTGCGACTTCCGATCGGCTGTTTAACGTCTGGCTCTTGATTGGCTGATAAGGATTATAAGGTTTGTGAGCAGGCAAGCCTCCGCTCTGATAGTCAGTATAGGCTTTGGTGCGGTCTGTTTGGTTGCGGGTTTCGTTGGTGACAATCCCCAGTGTGGCGTTCTTGTCTTTGATGCTGTCGAGTTTGTTCGCCAGGTTATCGACTTCTGTGCCCGCAGCGTCCAAACCTGTTTTCCAACCATCGGGGATGAGAGAGTCCGGCAGCAGGTTGATGAGCTTCTTAATCCCGTCCCACAGTCCGCTGAATTGCTCTTTCACCCAGTTGACAACTTTGTCTAAGCCGATGAACTTATCAACCAGATAGGTGATGGCAATAATTGCGGCACCAATGGCCGTGACCATCATGCCAATCGGGTTGGCCAGGATTACCGCATTGAGGCCAATCAGCGCCACTTTGGCGATCGCCAGAATGGTGATAATGCCTTTGAAGTTCTGCGTAACAAAAATCAGCCCTTTACCTAAGAACTCCAGCGCCTGATACAGCCCGTTGACGGTTTGAATCACTTTGTCCATAAACTCGGTGCGCCACTGGGTGTTTTTGAATTTTTCTGAGAATTCGGTAAACAGCTTGGTGGCTTTCTCCATAATCGGCGCCAGCGCGGCAAACTTAATCGAGCGCAGGCTTTCTGAGATGCGCTGCACTGCGTCGTTGTACGCTTCGGCTTTTGCCGCATCTTCTGCGGTAGCACCACCACCCAAATCGTTGAACTCCTGACGCGCGGCAGTCAGCCCCTGCGTGCCTTCTCGAAGCATGATGAGCATTTCCCGCCCGCTGTCACCAAAGGCGGCATCCGCAAACGCCATCTGCTCCTGTGCGGTTTTGAGTTTGGAGAAAGACTCCAGCAGCATCTGATAGGCTTCCTGCGTATCTTTCGCGCCCTGCAAATCGCGGAACGCGGCGTTCTTGCTCTTTTTCAGGTAACTGCCCAGTGCGCCCGCTCCGGTGGTTTGAAGAACACCCAGACGGCGGGTAAAGCGGGTCATTGAGGCAGACAGCGCATCGGCGCTCACGCCCGCGTGTTCGGCTTGCGATTGCATGGCCTGCAGTTCGCTGATCGGCAGATTGAGGTTGGCGGATTTCTTGGCAAGTTTGTCCATCTTTGCCGCGCTGCTGTTCACCTCGGCTGCCAGTCCGGCCAGGCTGAAACCTCCGAGCAGGGCGGCACCTTTGCCGAGCGCCGCTCCGGCCACATTCGGCAGGCGAATGGCGCCATTGAGCTTTTGCAGTGGAGCCATCGCGCCGCGCAGGATGGCGTATTTCTTACTCAGTTTGATGATTTCCGCGCCGTGCTTTTTGTAGCGACTTTCCAGCCGCTTGTTCTCGCCATCGAGGTCGTGCACTTTGACGCCTGTTTTTTTCAGCTCGCCACCCAGTTTAACCAGGTGTGTTTTGTACTGGTCCTGCTGCTGAGTGAGCTTATCGACCCGCTGCTGCTGTTTGGCAATTTTCTCCGTGAGGGCGGCGGTCGGTTTACCCGCCGCGGCCGCGCTGGCTTGCAGCTCACGAAGTTTTTCACTGGCCGATGCCATCGCAAGCGTATTCTGGCTCATCGCCTTTTTGGTGTTTTTGAATGAGCCAATCATGCCGATCGCGGCCGAGTCATCCGCCTGTGCTTTCTGAATCTTTTTGATGGCTTTGGCGTAGTGGTCGGAATCACTCGCCATGCCTTTTAGCGGCGCGGACACTTTGTCTTTCAGTCCCATCACCACAGAGAGGTTCATCTTCATTCGGATGTCCTTCATACAAAAAAGAGAGCTAGTCGCTCTCTTGTGTTTCGGTTCGTTGCCGTGCCAGCTCGCGGAACAGTAATAAATCGTCGTAGGTGAGGGCGTCTATTTCGCTCGGCGGCCAGTGAAAGACCATGGCGATGTCGGCGTAGTAGTCCTCAACCCGGTTTATCAGAGTTCCGTATTCACGAAAAAAGAGGCGATGGTGGTCAAAAGTGGCGCCCAGTTCTCCGGTGGCAGGTTCAGCAAATCGCGCTCAGTCAGAGACGAAATGCGCGGCAGCAGGACTTCACCGGCATCAAATTTCATCTCACACACATCAATCAGGCTGAGTCCGCGCAGGTTGCCCGAATGCGGCTTGCGAATGTCTACTGTGTTGATTTCCACGCCATCTTTCACGATAGGGGTGGCCAGCGTGGCCGTTTTCACTTCAGCCTGATTGTTAATCGGAGTTGCCATAGCCGAGTTCTTCCTTCAGTTCGTTGAGCCGGGTCTTGCGACCGCCTTTGTTTGGGTCGAGCTTCATCACCGCATCAAACAGCGCGTACGCTTTCTCTGTGTCGCCGTCTGCGTCATACCAGTCACCTGCCAGACGGAACATCTTCACCTTGAGCGGCGCGTTGGTGGCGAGGTTTCCGGCCTGTAAATCGGCGACAGCCTGAAGCAGGTAGTCGCGGTTAAACGCCAGCTTCTCTTTCGAGGCACTGTGTGAGTACTTGAACACGATGTCGCAGAACGCGGTCTGGCCGTTTGACTTCCAGCTGTCCGGCGTGCACAGCCCCATGTCGATGGCCGCGCGGAAACTGTCGTGAACACTCGTCAGTTGGCCCAAATCAACCTGCCACTGATAGAACCACCACACGACATCGAGATTGCCGAGGTCGGTGTGAGTGGTGAGAAGCTTTTCAACCAGCGGCTGGTATTTCTTCACCAGTTCAGCTTTGTACGGGTCTTTTTCCTGAGAGCCGGCCAGCGTGCGCAGGAACGCCAAATCCTGTTTGAGCATGGCCTGCGTTTCTTCCCACGGTTTGTCGGCCAGCGTCGGCCGGGTGCTTTTTCCCATCGGGGCGGGTTGCGCCTCAGCTTGCACCGGCTTGGCCTGAGCCGCCTTTTGCTGCTGAGCTTGCCGCTTTAACAAAATCGATAGCATGTCACGCTCCTTACTGTGAGATGAGCTCATAGCCGTTGAACAACACTTCCAGCTGGCCGTCTTTGACGTTCAGCGTAAGCGGGTCCACCGTCCAGGCATCCGTGAGGGTGTAGACTTTCCCGCTGTTGAGCTCGAGTGTGATGTTCTCATCCACGAACGCTTTGATGGCGTCTTCATCGGTCGCTTTGGCGTGCACGATGGTGGCTTTGATGTAGGGCGCGCCGTCGTACACTTCGCTGTGTCCCAGCACGCCGTCATCGCCCATGACCGCTTCACGCTTGAGGTTACCAAACCCGATTTCTGCGCCTTCTTTAATGGGCAGGCGGCCCAGAGAGCCGGCGTTCAGTACGGCGCGGCTGGTGATTGTGGTTCCCATGGCTTACTTCCTGAATTGAATTTTGCCGGCAACGATGATCAATCCGTTCACGAACTGCGGTGAGTCCTGATAGTTGATCCGCTGCTTGTTGGTGTCATCGAGCTCAACAATGAGTGACTTCTTGTAGCCGTCGAAATCCTGCACGATGCCGTTGTATTCCAGCTCTTTGTACAGCGCCAGCAGCTCGGTTTTGAACATGCTGGGCGTGACAATCGCCTGTCCCGGCGCAAAGCGGGTGCCGTCTTTGGCCACTTTGAAACGGGCGTATTTGCTTAAGATGCGCGAGCGTTGTTTCTGACGAAAATACATCGCCGTGGCCGGCGTCATGATGTCGAGATAGCTGTTATCGGCGATGCCGGATGCGTTTTCGGTGTAAGCGGTGACCGCACGCTCCACCTGCACTTCTTTGGTGGAGGTAACGACGTACGTACCCATTCCTTCGTGGAGCAGCAGGTTGCGCTCAGCCCAGTCAAACTCGGTGTCCGCAATGGAGTAGACGCCGCTCATCTTGAGTGTTTGCAGCGGGCGGCACGGGTCGTTCGCCAGTGACGGCGCAATTTGTCCCGCCCAGGCACCAATCGCCGCCGCATCCGTCAGCGCTTCATTGGCAGAGTTACCGAGCGCGTTCACCGGCATAAAGCTGATCAGCGGGCAATTGCTTTTATTGGCAAAAGTGATGAGCTCCGCATGGGTGCCTTTTTTCGGGATGTAAGCCACGCCGGGGATCTGTTGCAGCGCCTGATAACGCTTTTCCAGAAACTCGCCCAAATCGCGGATGGTGGTGTCATCATTGAGCGAGCAGAGGATGTGGTGGTACTGCACATCACCCAGAGCCGCCAGTGCTGACATAGTATCGGCCGCGTCCACGCTGATGGCGTAGATAGGCATGCTTTCATCCTGCTTGCGAAAGTAGGTCACCATGTCGACGATGTCGGAGGCGCCGAACTGCGCCTGCGCTTTGGTTTCGTCCATACAGAGCACAACGGTGTTGGGCGCCACCGGTGCGCCCGCAACCGCATTGCCGATCACCAGGCACCGTTGCTGGTCTTCCGCGCTGTTGGCCAGGCTGTTGTCGATTTCGACATACATGCCGGGCACATAAGCGCTGGCCGGAACTTCTGAGAAACTGATGCTCATTGGCCGTTCTCCTTATTCGTTGCCGTTTTCGTGGTGACGAGTACGACGGATTGGTCTTTAATGCGACGCAGCCAGTAAGGGTTACGCGGCTTCTCTTCGCCCGCGGCCTTTAACGGCTCGCAGGTCTCCGGGTCACGAACCAGTAACCCTTTTTGTGGTTTGACTTTGATGGTTTGCATTTAACTTTCCACGTCAGTTGTAAAGTGCTCGGCCGCCATGGCGAGCAGCTCGCGCTCAAGTACCGGCGTCCAGCCGATGAAGGTACGCCGGGGCATCTGATAGTTCTGTTTGACCCGCCGCCCGCCTTGCCAGCGTCCGGTCTTGCTGTCGAAGAAGCCATTCACGCGGGTGGTGAACGAGAGCTGGCTGCCCTGATTGTGTTCCTGGCCGATGCGTCCGGCGACGCCCGACAGACCCACTTCAAAATGGTGTTCATCGGCCTGAGTGCGCAGGGATTTCGACAGGCCCATCAACATGTTCTTGTTGTTGACGGTATGGCGTGACGTCCCGTCCCGCAGACTCACTTTTTTGCGACCCGTGCGGCTTTGGTACGGGTTATTCTCAATGTCCCGCTGCGCCCGGATTTGAGCGCGGAAGAACTGGCGCGCGCGGTTGGCCATGCGCCGGTTCAAATCCAGTTTGTCAGTGGCGGTCAGCACCAGACGCTCGACCACCTGAGTGAGCTGATCCGGTGTTTTCAGCGTGAGTTCGTTCATGGCAAATCATCCAGATGGCCGACAAACAGCACCAGTTCGCTTAGGTCGTCTTCGTCGACACGGGCAGCAAAATCGCCCACGCATTCAAAACGCTCACCGTGTTGTTGCCAGTTTCCTTGCGGGTGAGCTTGCAGTGAGAAGGCTTCCCGCAGGTCAATCTTGACTTTGATGTCGCAGCGGCCGTTATCTAACAGCTCGGTGGCGAAGGTCGGAAACGGCAACCCTTTTTCCATCCGGTACGGGTCGTGCGTATTCATCCAGGAGACTAAGTGCATCATCAGAATGTGCGGCTGCACTCTGACATCCTGCATAAACACGATGGCGGTGTACTCGAGTTCAAACCCGTCGACGCTGTCGCCCTGAGTGCAGAAAAGCGCGCCGTCTTCGGCCCAGACGGTGAAGTTCTTGGCATCAATCACGTGCTTTCTGAACAGGTCCGTTAAACTTTGCAGCGCTTTCATCACACCACCTCAAAACAGTAGGTTTCCTGCCCGTGAAGCAGCAGGTCCACCGCCTGACGGTATTGCACCTCACAATGGTATTTCTTGCTGCTCAGTGCTTCCTGACGCTCGGCCGCTTCGGCGGTGGCATCGGAGCTGAGGCGGATGCCAATCAGCTCGCTGGCCGTCAGCGCAAACACCGCCTGGGTGTAGAGCGTGGTGCCGGATTCTTCATCACCGAATTTGGCCTTTGAGAGCGCGGCCAGGCTCTCGTATTGGGCGATGGTATTGACCAGCTCGCGGTGCACCTTAATGCGCGAGACTTTCGCCTGTTGCAGAATGCCTGCCTCTGTCTCATTGCTGAGGAAATGAAACAGAGACTGAAACTCTGAGATTTTGAGCGCAGGAAAGTTATCCGTGGCGGGCAGCTCGGAGGCATACACGTCGCTTTTATTGCCGATAAATTCCATACATCACCTTTGAGGGAATGCAGGCAGCAGTGCACGAATAACAATCTGTGTAGGAGCCAGATTGATAACGTGACAGAGCCTGCATTGGAGGGTGTCAGTCTGGCGCGGTTATACCCACGCCCCGTTAATCTTGAGTTTGACGTTGCCGAACTCGACCGCCGCCACTTTTTCAAGCTGCTCGATGACGTACGCCATGTTCATCGACTCAAAGTTTTCCATCTGGTCTTTGGCGTCGTTTTTCTTACCGACCGTGCGGCGAACCGAGTCTTCCTGAATGTAGATAGACAGGTTGTCGTAGCTGGTCACCATGATGCCCGTCGACGGGAAGCCCGGAACCGACACCGCAGGCAGGCCGCCATAGGTACCGATGACCTGACGCTCCTGAATCTTGCTCTTTTCTGTCGGCGTATTGCCGTGCGCGTCGTAGAATTTGGCCTTTTCATAAGCCAGCAAATCAGAGCCGATGATGGCAATCAGGTCTGAGTCGTTTTCGCACGCCGGATGCAGCAGGTTTTTCAGGTTCAGCACCGCCAGATCGAGGTTGGCAAAGTCGCCGCCTTCACCAATTTGGATAACGCCGGAGCCTTCTACGCCTTCGGTGATTAAACGTTCGGCGTTGTGCTCACGCATTGCTTGGAACCAGCCTTTGTTGACGTCTTCGCCGTTCGGGTTGGCGGCGGCATCCGTATTCGCGGCCGCCGTTTTACCAAACCAGCCGACGGTGATTTTGTTGGCGTCGATCTGCTCGCGGGTGTGTTTGGAGACAATCTGGTTGAAGCTCTTCATGTGCGCCCACGCATCAAGCTTGGCATAACGGATCGCCGTGTCGAAGTTGGTCTGCACGCAGGCGTAAGGCATGGCTTTCATGCCGTGGTAGTCTTTCGGTTTGCGCTCGCCGTCGCCGGAGGTGTCGGTGCGGCTGGCAATCATGCCGCTCACGCCCAGACCAATCGCTTCACCAATCTGGTTTTTGACTGTGATGATGTTGATGCGGCTCAGGAACCAGTTGCTTTCACGAATGGCCGCGATGATACGCTGAGTGCCGTTCGGTGAGACGTTGAACATCTCGGTGGCGTTCTCGACGCCGTTTTGCTGCGCGACCGCCTGAACGTAGGCGCTCAGTTTCTTTTTGGTATGCTCTTGCATGTGTTTACCTATACAAATGGGGTGAGAGACTAAAGCCGGCGCTTACAGGTACGGCTCGGGTTCCGCATCCTGACCCGCCAGTT